TGCGAATACAACGCATACAAATGTGCAGCAGATGTTTTAACAATAGGTTACGGACATACCAAAGGTGTTAAAGAAGGAGACTTAATAACTCAACAAGAAGCAGAAAATTTATTAGCAGAAGACTTAAAAGAATTTGAAGAATCTGTCATAGATGCTGTAGAGATGCCAATGAGTCAACATCAATTTGATGCTCTGGTTTCTTGGACATTTAATCTAGGGCCGTCTAATTTAAAAGCATCTACTATGCTTAAAGTTTTAAACAAAGGTGACTATGAAGATGTACCTGCACAAATCAAGCGTTGGAACAAAGCAGGCGGTAAAGTTTTAGAAGGTCTGATTAGACGTAGAGAAGCTGAAGCTCTATTGTTTGAAGGCAAAGAATGGCACGAGGTCTAATATGCCGTTAACTAAATTACAATTTACTCCAGGCATCAACAAAGAGATGACTGATCTTATGGACAAGGGCGGTTGGGCTGATGGTAATTTAGTTAGATTTAGAAAAGGAATGCCAGAGAAGATAGGCGGTTGGACTAAAGCAGTTACTGGTTCTTATCTAGGAACAGGTAGAGCTTTAACTGCTTGGGTCGACTTAGACTACACAAAATATCTAGGACTAGGAACAACCTTTAAATACTATGTTAATAGTGGTTCAGACTTTGGAGACGTAACTCCTATAAGAGCTACAACAACCAATGGTATTGTCTTTGCCGCAACTAATGGAAGTGCAACAATCACAGCTACCGATGATGATCACGGAGCTGTAGTAAATGATTTTGTTACTATTAGTGGTGCTGCTAGTTTAGGCGGTTTAATAACTGCAGCTGTATTAAACCAAGAATACCAAGTTACTGCTGTACCAAGTGCAGATACGTTTACCTTTACAGCTACAGCTACAGCAAATAGTAGTGATAGTGGTAATGGTGGTTCGGGTGCTGATGCGGCCTATCAAATTAATGTAGGGCTAGATGTATATGTACCATCAACAGGTTGGGGTGCAGGCACATGGGGCTCTGGAACATTTGGATCTGCTAGTGCCTTATCACAAACAGGACAGCTAAGACTTTGGTCACATGATGCTTTCGGTGAGGACTTAATATTTAATCCTAGAGCTGGTGGTATATATTATTGGGACGAATCTGGTGGCACGGGTAATAGGGCTGTAGCTATTGATACTCTAAGTGGTGCTAACTTTGCACCTACCCTTGGATTACAGACCATAGTAAGTGATGTTGATAGACATGTTATTGTTCTAGGTGCTGACCCTATAGTGGGTAGTGCTAGATCTGGTGCTATAGATCCTTTACTTGTAGCATTCTCAGATCAAGAAAGTGCTACACAATGGGAGCCAACAGCTACTAATACTGCTGGTTCTTTAAGACTATCATCTGGATCACAGATAGTTGGCGGCCTAAGATCAAGACAGGAACTTCTTATTTGGACTGATACTGCTCTATATAGTATGCAGTTTATTGGTGCTCCGTTTACTTTTGGAATAAATTTAGTTAATGAAAACGTAGGTCTTATATCTCCTAACGGCATGGTCAATGCACCAGATGGCATCTACTGGATGGCTAGAGATGGATTCTATACATACACAGGATCTGTAAAAAGATTAGTATGTAGCGTACTTAACTATGTACTAGACGATATTAATAATACGCAATCATTTAAAACATTAGCCTTTACTAACAGAGAGTTTAATGAAGTTGGTTGGTTCTACGTGTCATCTTCTTCTGAAGAGATAGATAGCTATGTAACTTACAACTACCTAGAAGGTGCTTGGAGTATAGGTAAGCTTTCAAGAACAGCGTGGATGGACGATGGCGTATTTGAAAAACCTAGGGCTACAGGTAAAGATAGCGATGGCGATGGATACTTATATATACATGAAAGCACTGATGATGACGATGGTCAACCTATGGATAATGTCTTCATAGAATCTGGTGACATAGATATAGAAGAAGGCAATCAATTAGCTTTTATCAGCAGAATCATTCCAGATATTAAGTTCTTTGGGACTACGCCTACAGAGGGACAAATTAATTTTGTATTAAAAACTCGTAACTTCCCTGGCGATAGCTTAACAACTAACTCAACTAGCAACATTACAAGCACAACTCAACAAGCCTTTACACGTGCTAGAGGCAGACAGCTTGTACTTAGGATACAGTCAGATGATGATGCGGCAGTAGGTTCAAGAACTGGATTCAAGTGGAGATCTGGAGCAAACAGGATTGATGTTAGAACTGACGGCAGAAGATAATGGCAAAGCTTCTTGCAAGTAGATTACCACTAGCAGGCAGTGAGGTTGATGCTACTGTATTCAACAGACTTATTAGAATACTAGAGTTAAACCTAGGAACATTTGATCCAAACGCTACACCACAATTTAATGATTCGCAAATTTCTACTTTAGCTTTTAACGCAGGTGATGTAATATGGAATACATCTATCGATGTTTTGCAAGTATATATAGGCAACCGATGGATACAGTTACATGCTCCGAAGAATCCACAAGGCTTCGAGACATCTGCATTACTAGGATCTGTTTCCGTCAAAACAGACGGAGATATATCAATTAACGTGACCACTTCCTATGAAGGCTGGGATGTAGAAAAATGGTACACTTAAAACAATATTGTATATAATTTAATTATGAAAAAAATATCAGAAGGAAACAAAGGAATACAAGCATTAGCAAAGAAGAACCCTTCTTTGGTTGAAGACAAGTTTGGTTATGATGTCCCAGGTTTTATGAACGGTGGTATGCCTCTTTACTATCAAGATGGTGGCCTAGCTGGATACACGGATGGTGGTGATGTTAACCTTAATAGAATACAGCCTGGTAATCCTGAAGCCTTAGATGATGTTACAGAAGATTTTAATAATTTTGAAAGAAGTATAGAGCAAAGTAATGTTATGGGATTTGCAAGTGGGGGCATAGCCTCTTATCAAAGTGGTGGATTACTTCAAAAGCTTAAAGACGGCAAGGCAGAAGAGAAAGCTTTTTCTTCTAGTGTATTTGATAATGAAGAGGATCTTTTTGAAGATGAAGATATGTTTGGATTAAACAAATCTGTTGCACCTGAATACGATGCTGAATCAGGTAAATATGTTTTAAACGATAAAGAGTATGATTCTATTTCAGACGCTGTTGCTGATACAGACAATGTTAATTCTGCTATTAAAAAAGATAGAATAGGTGAGATGGCAAGTAGGATTGGTAATATACAAAACCTAATGCCTGACACTCCAGAAACTATCCAAGGTAGAATAATGGGAAGAGGAACAAGTGCTTCAAATGTATTGGGAGGAGTTGGCAATTTTGCTATGGGCGGTATGGCTGGTTTACAAGGTGATGAAAGAGGAACTGTAGATAGAGAAGAAATGTATGACGCTAATATATTTAATCAAAGTGGCCCAGGCATCCGTGGTTTTGATATTGATGACTACATCATAAATATCTTAGGCGGAAGCGTAGGTACTGGTGGTTACACACCTCCAACGCCTCCAACAGAAGAAGAGCTTGCTGAGCAAAGAGCCCGTAGAATATCTCAAGGTTATGGCGGAGGCGGTGGCATGGGTGTAGGTGGCAGTGGCTACTCAGATACTACACCTGGAGCATCTATATCAGTAGATGCTAAGGATAAAACTCCAGAGTCTTACAAATTCTACCCAAGCGAAGTTTCAAAACTATATGCACAAATGAAAGGCGTGCCTTTCTCTCCATTAGTAGCACCTCCTAAAGAGGCTACTTATATAGATAGCATGAAACCAAGAAGAATAAAGAGTCAGCTATACGCAGCTGATGGTGCTTTTGTAGATAGAAGTGAATTAATTACAGGCCCAGGCGGGGAACGTGGAGACAAGATACCAGCTATGTTAAGTGATGGTGAATTTGTTGTTAACGCTGAGGCAGTTAGAGGTATGGGTGTAAGGGCAGGTGCTAACCCACAAGACGAATACGAACAACGCCTAGAGGGTGCACGTCAAATGTATGCCCTACAAAAAGAAGGTGAACAAATGATGAGGAAATATTCATAATGGGAATTTTTAGTAGTAAAACAGTCAAAGGCCCAGATGCTGAGGTCATAACAACTCCGCAAACAGGATACCAATTTCAATCTCCTTACATGGAAGATTACTCAAGAAGACTTCTTGGGTCTTACTTTGGTTCACCTGGCGAATACGAAGGGTTAATATCTCAAGCTAGAGATATACCTATAGAACAAACAGCAGGGCTAACTCCACTACAAATACAAGCACGTCAAGCTGCTGGTGGTTTAGGAGACTTCTCACAGTACACAGAAGATGCAGGAAGACTATACGGAAGACAGGAAGATTCATTAGATCAAGCAATGGATTTCTTACCGCAAGCTCAAGCTGGTATTCAAGAAGGCATGGGCTTTCAAAGAGAAGGATCTGATCTAGCAAGAGGTGCTGGAAGATTCTCAGATGCAGCAGAAAGAATGATAGGTACAGGAGCTGAGACTGTAGCAGGTGGACTAGGTTCTTTACAAAGAGCTGGTCAATTTGCAGGCATGGCTTCTCCTGAGTTTGGTGAATCAGAAGGAATAGTAAGAGGTGCTGGTTTTGATCCTAGCAGAGCAGAAGCTGGATTAGGTATGGCTGCAATGACAGGTGCTGGAGCCACAAGAGGATTTGATCCTAGAAGTGCAGCGGCTTTTAATAATCCGTTTGAAGATCAAGTAGTACAACAAACATTACAAGATATAAATAGAAACTCAGCACAACAAGATATAGGCCTACGTGATAGTGCTGTATCTGCTGGTGCATTCGGT